AAACGGGCCCGCAGAGCGAGCCCGTTTGGCGTAGCTACTTGTTAGCTTCGTACCAGTACTTACAGAGATAGCACTGACGTGTATCTTCGCCATGTTGCTGATTTATCCATTCTAGATAATCCGAGCCAGGTTTAGTCGGATCAAATGTTTCTGCTATCATGTAAAAATCCTTACTTAAAATTACGAAATACTACATACATGAAGAAGAACGTAATTAAATTAATGCTTAAAGATAAACCTAAAATAAAATTAAGCATTTTTAACTCCTTTTCTTTTTCCAACATTATCTCGTCTAGCTCCTTCAATATTCACTGTATCTTGCCGTATAAGGCAAGGGTTGTATTTGAAAGTGCTTAGCTTAGCAAACGCATACCACCAGGAAGCATCTATAGGCATCTGGTGCTTCTTAACTGTGTCTAAGAATACATACGCAGTCTCTCGGCGTAAAGCATACATCGTGGTGATATACCGTTGTCTAATGCTCTTAGGGCTGTCTGACGGAATCCTATCAACCTTAGCAACATTAAATCCCTGAAGTAACTGCTCAAACCTATTTTCTTCACTTGTGTATGAAGCCATTTTAACTGCTCCACCAAACACAATGATATCAGGCTTAATGAATATATCAACACTGTCAATGTAATCAAACATCTTAACGTTGTTGAATTGAGCATCATCTTCAATGATTACAATGTACTCACTATCGTTTTCATCACTTAGAGCAGTTTCTATTGCTTTGATGTGTGAGAAATAGCAGGCATGAGTTCCAGTGTATAAAGAACGTGAAGATGGTCTCTCAAACAGATGTTCTTTGCCACCTACCCAACGCTCAACACCGTAAAGCCTAACATCTTTGGGCAGGGATTGTTCCATCTCCCACTCAGCATTAGCTTTTCTGTAGAATTCTTTAGTGTCCTCAATAGACAGGTCAAGTTTATCTACAGCGTCAACCACAGTGTGCGAAGCAAATAAGTCATTAGCTATAATGCTTTTAACATTGTTTACTCTGTCTTCTCTTCGTTGTAGAGTAATGAAATACGCGTCACAATGATTCTTGAAGAACTCATTTAATTTCATTTCGAAGTTCCTCAAAGTCTAATGTCGGTTCATCAGTGGCATTTCCGTTCTCATCTTTTGTTGAAACACCATCATAGCCGTCTTCTTGACGTTTAATGTTTACTTTACGCTTTGCAAGATAACGCAGATGAAGTTTCTCAGCGTCCATACCACTAATGATCATCAAGTTCATAAAGAAGTGCCATGCATCTACAAGTTCCTGTTGGACGCGATCGTCGTTAAAGTACTCAGCTTTAGCCCATGGCTTCCAAGACATTTCATTCAAAGCTTCATGGAGCTCGTCTTGAAGTGCCATCATATTAATACGATACGCTTCAATCTTTTCACACGTATCAAGCTTTGAGATGTCTTTTCCGTACGTCTCAGACTGCAGCTTAGCCTGCAAGTCGATCATTTCCTGCAACATTAGTTAATCCTTTCATTGATCATTTTGATTCCACGTTGGTACTTTTCAAGACAGTATTTGAGATGTAAGAACTGTCTAGTCACATAATGAATACGCAAGTCTTCATCATTATCAATCATCTCAACTTTCTTCTTCAACTCTTCAGGAGAGCTAACTCGAAGAAAACTTCCGAGCTCTTTAGAGTAAGGTGAATCATTGAAGTCTTCTCCCCACTTGTAATATGGATTACTCACAATATGACCTTGCGAGTCATAGTCTTTGTGGAAGAAACATACTACACCATTAAGGAAACATTCCCAAGGTTTCGACGTCGCCCATCCGCTCCCTGAGGCAGGGGTTGTCAATGTGGATTTCCACTTCGACATTTCATAGTATAGTTTGGAGATGTGAATTGGTTCAATGTCGAGACCTAGCTCGAGTTTGCTTTCATCTGACCATACACCGAAGATACTTGAAGTATCGAGCCCAGTATCAAGAACGAATTCTTTAAGAATTTGCTTACGAGAATTTTTAGTATTCTTCTTATTCTCGTTAAGAACAATTCCGAAAGATTTGTCTTTGTACAAGTTAAGTGGGTTGTACATTTGTGGGTTCAAGTATGTACTCAACTCATTGAGCGCAGTCATTTCAATACCTGAATAGACATACTCAACGGGACCTTCCCAAATGTTACGATCACCCTGCCCATCAGCTTTCCACTCAAATGGCTTTTGTGGCTCAGTTTTATCACCAAAGCGTTCGTAACGATTCTTTTGGCTATCATAATACTGGGCAAGGACACCATTCAGTACAGGATTTTTCATATCACGAAATTTGATGTTATTCCTAACATCAGGACAAAGCCAAATTACATCTTTATGTTCGTCTTTTTCTCGTTGCTTTATTAGCCATTCATCGGCTCCAGTCAAAAGATATCCAACATAGCGCACAAAGCTTCCTTGAGACACTGACTCACGCTCGCGATTAGTTGCGAGAGGGATTGGAGAATTAGCGGAACCATGTTGTCCTAACCAAAGAATACATTCATCAATGTTACCAAAAAGATACTCATGAAGAGTCTCATGTTGGAAAGTATGAATCATTCCGTTAATGTTACATCCAGGATATTCATGTTCTTTGAGGTAAGCACGGAGATTCCTTCCATGTTGTTTAGAAAAATCTTTATTCCAAAGATTAATCACATTCTCAGGATATCCTACTTCCTGCGGATTCTCACCAGAATTCTTGCTAATAATAAAGAAATTGTGATGAGGATTATCGCTTGCGAGATAGAATAGAGTATTCCTAACGTCAGAGTCACCACCAGTGGCTGTGCCTCGTGTATCCTCATTGAGAGGAAGTTTAAAACTTCGTCCAATTTTACCGTACCCGATATTTGCCATTTTCGAAAAACACCTTCTCTCCGAAGTCTTCTGCTGTACTTCGATATCCAGCGAACTTACTCATTTTGTTGAACACATTTGCGATATCTGTATTATCTTCATTCTTAGCTAAACCATATGCTTCTTTATACTCTTTGGGAATAATACATAGTGGTCCAAGCCAAACTGCATCATTATGATCATCTTCGACCTCAAGATCAGGATCGTATTTGTCTCGCCTATTAACAAATACAACTTGGTTATTTACCCTAGTGTATCGTAAAGATTGAGGACGATTGAAGATTTGAGCACCAACGGCATTTTTATTGAGATCCTTGTATTTAAGTATCTCTTTAGGATTAGCGTAATAATTGTCTGCCATTAAGCAAACAACGTTATCGTCATCATACACTAATTCGAGAGCTTGACGAATAGCGCCTGACACCTCAGGGAATTTGTCTTGATCTTGAGTGACATATTGCCAAGAGTTTGGTCCCTTATTGTGAAAGAGATTTATCATCTTAGTGATGTTACTCTTAGAGCACACAATAATGATCCTGTGACAAATTTGTTCCAGCATTTTCATTACTGAAAATACATTCTCAACATTGTCAGGGTTAATCACTAAAGGCTTTTCGTAAGGTTCAACGACACCCTCAAGCCTTGCGTTTTTTCCTGCAGCGAGAATAATCCCTACATTTCCCATGGCTTACTCACCTCCTTCATTATTTCATCAAATGTTTGTTCAACGTAATGATAAAACTTCCAAACGTCTTTTCCTATTTTGCGGTTAGCTTCATCAACGATTCCCTGCCCTAATTCTTCATTGTCGTCAAAGTAGTACCCGTACTTATTTGAGATATTATGTAGATTGACTAAGTAAGCAATCTTGTCTTCGGCACTCGCCTCGCATACACCTACTTTACATTCATCTCCGAAGCCTACATACTTCTTGACTGCTAGTACACTGGCAGCTGATGCACCCGTCGCAATAGAGCACATCGTATGAAACTTCTCAAGCACTTGGGCAGGGGGTAACTTCTTCACGATTCGGGCTGAAAGCATTAAGCTATAAAATTCATTTTTCTTATCATGAATTCTTGTTGCCATAGTCATTCCATAAAGCGGAACTAACCATTCTTTCCAAGACTTGTATCGGTCTTGTTCGAGAATAGGAACTCCTGCATGCTTATACGCTTTCTCGATCCAAGGTAAAGAGTTGATTAAAACCCCGTCCATGTCAAAAACGCAATGCTTCTTTAAAACTTTCATTTGCTATTTCCACCAGACCTTTCTTTACCCTAGGAGATTTCATATAAGGTACTGCGCGGTACATGTGAATCCCGCACCAGTATAATGATCGAATCCAAGCTTTTTCACCATAATCATTGATAACGGCGTTCTTTAGAATATGCTTTGCATCTCGCCTATTTTTGTAAATCTTATTATAGCGAACCTGCTCGAATCCTCCGAGAGATGTAAGGATCTTTCCAACATCAACTGCAATATCGCTGGGAACAGCGGGAGTTGTGACAAGCGGATCAATTAATACAGGCAACCCATGGAGCATCATCAAATTATCGAATGTAGGGTCACCGTGCGTTACAGCGTGATCAATATCTTGTGGCGAACAAATATTATGTACTTCGAGAGCTCGAGCCCTAGACCTCTCTGGATCTTTAGAGAACTCTACACCAACCTTGAGAAGCGGGAGAACTTTCGCAATATGAGCTGTCTCGTTATACTCTACGTAATCGTCATTTCCTGTCCGTGTTTTCCAAAGATCTTCATTGAGAGCTGAATAAAGCATGTGAGTTAGTTCAAGAGCATTCTTTGTCTCAACTTCAATGAGGCGATTCATAACGTAAATGTTATCTTCTGGAGAACAGCCTACAGGCAATCCAACTTCAGGAAGACATTGTGCTGCTTTATACTTATTAAGAAATTCATATTGCTCTTGGCACCTATTTCCTTTCTTAATAACGACGTTCGGCATAATACTTATTTGAGCCCCCGACGACCCACGAGAAGCGGATCGTCGGGAGTCAGTTTGAATGTTGTAGAACATTTTTATCAGAACGGAACATCCGGAGCGGCAGAAGGATTAGCACTATGGGTGCTCGCAGTAGGTGCAGAAGCAGGAGCTGCACTACCTGTCGGATTTACAGACGGAATGCCTTGGTTTGCATTACCACCCTGCCCTGGAGCGGGATTCTCGTATCCTTCAATTTTCTTAATGCGCTTAACCTGTTCACGAGTGCTACCATTGTATTCGGTGTGCTCGATTTCAACCATCACGCGGCGATTGAGAAGCTCGTTTGCAAGCTGCTCAAACGTGGGATTACCACGGAAGTATTCCTTGCCCAAACCGAATTCACGCATGTTCACAAAGAACATCTGAACGGCTTTATCATTTTCAGGAACCCACACGAAGTTGTTGAAGAGCATACGACCCTTGCTTGGACCGTCAACAATTCGAAGCTGGACGTTAATCATTTCACGGCCTGTTGAAGCCTGCTTGGCTTCAGCCTTAATGATTTCTACAGGATAAACACCAACCGGGACAGGTGCAAATGCATCGTAGTCAATATCTTCAATGATATCTGCAAAGTTAACCATTTTTACTTACTCTCTTCTTTCTTTTCACCGTATACGGTATTTAACATTTCTTCAACACTTGGACTTTCAATAACGGATCCAAGTTTTCCGCCAACGCGTTCTCCCGCTTCAAAATTTTGATGAGGAGCAACAAGCAATCGACGATGCACGTTTCCGGCATCATCGGTGTCCATAAATAGATATCCACAGATGTCTACATAGTAAGGCATTGTAGTGGCTATCTGGCCTTGCATGTATGGCCGCCATTTGTTATCAACTTGGCGAGTCATCGCAATGAACAAAACCGATTCGAGAGGATTCTTTGAATGAACCGTCAAATCCCTGAATTTACGGACACTGTCAGAGATCTTGCGAAGCAATTCACCCCAGTCTTGAATCCTCATTGCATTAACTCCTGCAATAGAATCAACACAACGCTGTTGAATTTCAGAGATTGAGTCAAGAACAACAGACTTAAATGGGTGATTACTTTGATTTAACCATTCATATGCTTTAAGAACAGTTTCATAATCTTTAACATATACAATGCAAGTGTCCCATTCTTTAGAAGCTTTTGGTGGTTCTTCTGTTAGTGGGTCCCAAACAACTTTCTTTGAGGGAGTGAATCGAGAACCACCTTCTGCATCAAGAATTAGCCGTGGGGCAGGGGTCGAATCGCCCATCCAACTTTTACCAACTTTAGATGCTCCATGAACAAGAATTGATAAGCTACGCATTTTTCACCTCCTCCGTATTGTACCTCTCGTGAGGATCAACATATTGAAAATTATTTTCTAATGCAAGTTCAAAATTTGAACCGTCATCAGCAAGATTGCATACATTTACGAATGGACATTTCCAAAAGCAATCACCTGATGGGCTTGGATAACATACATCTAAATGATCTTCTTTTCCGTTTAACCTTTCCATAACTAAGAGAATCTCTCTAATTACACTATACACCCTTCTCTTCATGTTGTAAATTTCTTCATCATTGTGATGAACTTCAACACGATCATAGAATGGTGGTACCGCTCGGGCGGTCCTCTTTGTCTTACGTAGCATGTTGTACAGCCCACCTGACACTTCCTCTCCGTCACTTATTTTCTCAAGCAGATGGTAAAATTTCATCTGCTCGTTCATATGAATCTGAGCACTCAGCTGTGATAGAGATGCTGTTGTTTTATGGTCCATAAACAATATTGATCCATCCGTTTCGCGACGAACCAAAGCATCTAGCTTACCTCTGAGATACAAATCAAATCCATTAATGTTAACAGGTATTTCGACAACGCGCTCAGTTGCTATGAATGTTAGATCTTGGTCAATTCCTGTCTCTTCGAGCCATTCTACGTATCCGCGAATCATAGCATCAGCGAGTTTGTACTCGTCGTCGATGTTCTTTAAGTAAAGATCATTGTCTCCTTGCTTCTCAACTTCTTCCATGTAAAGTTGGGAGATGGTGTTAATCGGATCAACTCCCTGCCCATAGAATAATTCGAGCGCGTAATGAATTTTAGTTCCGAGTTGCAATGCTCCTGTAGGTTTTAGTTGACTTTCCTTAACACCAAGCTTTCTGTAATAAGTTAGGTACCAACGTCGACGACAATGCTTAAATGTTTGTATTTCCGAATTGGAGATTTTAATTTCCACCGAGAAGTCTCCTCAAGAAATCACGATCACGCAGTACTTCTTCAGCTCTTTCTTTCTTTTCTTCAAGAACACCTAATTGTTCTTCTTCAAAAGTATCTTGAGATATTAAGTCAATAATTGTAATGTTCTCATGTTTCTCTGCACCAATTCGGTGAATACGATCTTCAGCCTGCGAGTTCTCAATGATAGACCAAGATCTCTGCATGAACACTAATGTATCAGCTCGAGTTAATGTAACACCAACGTTACCTGCACTCATTGTGCACAAGATGACTTGAGTTTTTCCTTTTTGGAAATCATCAATGTTATTTTGTCTATCATAGGTATTCTGTCCGCCGACAATTAGGCTATATGATATCTTATGCTTATCTAACGCTTTAGCGGCGAGGTCAATTAGCTTCCTGTGTAATGCAAATACAACGAGAGATTTTCCATCCATATCTTCAATTAAGTCAATTAATGCATCAACTTTATTTGAAGAATTCTTATATTGGATTTCACCTGTCTCGTCTATCTCACAAACTGCTGCTGCGAATTGCGTTAATCGCGTGAGCATCGTTAATCCGTTCGACGCAACAACTAATCCGTCGTCACCATCCAATTGTGCGATCATGGAACTCGCCATTTGTCGATATGGCTTCCATTGTTTAGCCGGCATTTCGATGTATTTCTTCACATAAGTTTTGTCGGGCAGGGAGGAAAGAACAGCTTTCTTTGGTGTCCTACGCATTCTTGGTTCAAGAATACTAAAGAATTCTTCTTTTGTTACATTCTTTAAACCGATTACCTCCATTGGTCCCCAAGGAGAGTATGCAAGATCACAGTACCTATCGATGAAGGCTCGCCGTGAGTACCAATCTTCAGGTGCAATCAAGTGTAGAGAAGGCCACAAGTCGTCTGGAGCATTCGAAATCGCGGTACCCGTTAGACAATATATGCTGGTCTCGAAGCCTGTCCTCAGAGCCCAGACAGAGCGAGTTTGCTTCGCCGTCGGATTTTTGATGCGGTGAGATTCGTCAACTACGATAGACTTCCAAGAAATCTCGTTTAGTTCTTTTTTACACTTCTCGCATTTAGCAGGTGAGTTTTCTTTTGTCTCCTGTAAGTTCTTATCACACTTGTAGCAACGCTTTAACTTAATACTCCCGTATGGTGCTAACCTCGAGAATGACCTAACTGATTCATAATTAATAATAAGAACTTCAGATTCTTGATTACTAATTTTCTTAATCGCAGTTAGCTTATCTTTTCGAGATCCTGTGCATACTTCAACTTTAGCTTCAGGGAACCAACGATTAAACTCATTCTTCCAAGAAATCATAACGTTCTTTGGACAAACGATAATCGCTGGGAACACGACGTTACCTAGAGCCTTAATTGTCTTAAGAGTCTCGATTGTTTGTCGAGTTTTACCCGTGCCCATCTCATCAAGAAGAAGAGCTCGCCGTGCTTTAGTTAGGAAATAAATTCCAGCTTTTTGATAATCATAAAGGTTATTCTCTACATCACCTTCAATAATTTTCTTTAATACTTCATCATTATCGTCGATGTCATTTGTGTTTAAGCTTTTACGTGAAGTGACACATGGGAGAATCCTGTCATTATACTCATTCCAAGACCATTCCTTGAGCTTATCACCGATAATAAGTTCATCTCCGAAAACTCCGCGAAGAACTTTACATGAACCCCAAGAAAGTGGCATTAACCATTTCTTATGCTTAATACTGAATTTTGAACCAGAACACTGAGAAATGCGGTCTTTATCTCGCATCCAAAGATCTGAATCAATTACAATTCTGTTTTCTAATTCTTCAAAAATTTCTGCTGTGATCACTAGGTCAACCTAACATATCGCCAAAAGATTTTACGAGGACTACGGAAATTCTTATGTGTAATTCGTCCTGTGTCCAAATTCCTTACTGTCAATTGGTATTTGTGCGGGTGTCGATAAATCAAGTATGAATGTTCTACATCAAACTTATCAACAAAATTCCCGGTGAAGTAGCAGTGCTTCTCAAGCTTCTCGCACACAAAATCCTTAATTAGTTGAGGATTATTTCCTAGTTCATCAGCGTGTGTGAATACCATTTATTTTCCTTAGTTGAAGTAAACTACATACGAAGTGGCGGTGTAAAAGTCGTAGTATGAATAAATTACACCCAAAGCGTAGATCAACATTCCCGTTGAACAGATAAGACAAAGAATGTTCTTCAGTTTCATTTTTGCTTGCATGTTGTGTGAATCAATTACGAGATTCACGAATGAAAGAAAAATTGCAACTAACCAAATACTTGCGAAGACAATTCCACAAATGACGTAA